TTCTAATTCTTCTTTACTAATTTTTGACATTTTATTAAATTTATAGTTATATTACAAATATATTAAATTAATCCCAGTCAGGACGTAATGTTTCGTCTACAGGATTCTTTTTTAGTTCTATTTGATTGTCTATGTTTTGTTTCATTGCTTCTACATCAAGTTCAGATTCTAACCATCCAACTACATCTTCTTTAGTTAAGTCATCGTACTGAATAAATGGCTCTTCAGGATTGTATTGTACACCTAAAGTACCTATTGAACTTGCCGATACAGGTTCTTCTGAATCATCTTGACCTATAAAAGACCAATGCACCGTATAGATTACATTGTCTAAGTCGTTTTCGTGAATCTTAGCATCTAATGCGTTTATTCTCCAAGAGTAAGTATTTGCCATTTTAATTATTTATTTGAGTTTTTAATAGTTCTATTTCTGCTTTAAGTTCTTGTATTGCTTTTATCATAGGTGCTATTAAATCATTATAGCTTAACCCATATTCGCCATCTTTTTTACCAAACACAGAATCTTTTAGTTCAGTTTGTAATATATCTTGAGCAATTAAACCATATCGTTTTTTGCCATAAGCATCGTTATCTTCTTTTAGGTCTTTAAAATTATACGACTTTGGTTTTAATGAATCTATAAAATCAATTCCTAAATCACATTCTTTTATATTTTCTTTTAATGTTTCATCTGAAGTATTTATACCGTTTACAGCATAAACTGTTGACCATCTTAAGAACGATGTTCCTAAATTTTTTGAATTATCTGCTGATGGATATAATTGAACCGAATCCACTTCATAAGCATTAGTTCCATTAATCTGTAATTTAATTTGACCTCTTGCACCATTAATTGTTAAATCATTATCTGCTCCTGTTAATTTAATTTCTCCACCATTTGTACCACCATTTCTAATTTCTATTGTTCCCCCAGATGTTATACGCATTCTTTCTGTGTCAGAAGTTCCAGTATGAAATTGTAAAGCATCTGTTGAACCTGAACATATTATTGATGCTCTTTTATCTCCTGCTCCATCATTCCATCCAATTCTATTTCCATCACCAGTTCCTTGAGCCATACTTAATCCAAATTGAGGATTAGTTGTTCCAATTCCTACGTTTCCAGAATCTTGGTCAATTACAAACCTATATGTATCAATAGTGTCATCATAAATGATAAAACCAGAAGCTTCAGAACCAACAACAAACTCGTGGTTTCCTGTACGACCTCCATCAAAAGACATATAACCATCATTAGTTCCATATATAGACAATTGACGATTAGGCAAATCAGTTCCTATTCCTACGTTTCCTGAACTGTCTATACGCATTCTTTCTTGAACTCCATTTGCTCCTAATCTTGTAGAAAAACTCATATAAGAGTTTCTGTCTCCTGAAGCATCCCACGCTTCTTCTTTTCCAACAGTTATCTCTCCTGCATCGTTTAACCCTGCTACATAACTTCTGTAATGTCTAAATCTTATTGTAGAGGTTTCTGTTCCAGCATCACTTGTATTATTGTTGTCAATAACAAGTTGTACGCTGTTTGTATCAGTTTCTTCTAAAGTTAAAAGGTGCGTGGGCGAATCAGTTCCAATTCCTACGTTTTGTGAACTATCAACAGTTAAAGCTTTAACTCTTGGACTACCTGTTTTTATAAAAAACTCATCTGTACTAATTCTAAATGCTTCTTCTGTGTCATCATAAGAAATAGACGCTCTTTGAGTACCGTCTTGTTGAAAACTTATATATGGGTCTCCTGCTACAGTAGCATCTATATTGATGTGACTTTGTATAGTAGCATATGAATTTGAAATTATCTCATCGTCAAAAGTTATACCTGATGAATTAATGGTCATTTTATTTATAGCTTCTCCAACACTAAAATTAATATCACCACCAAAATTATTGATAGACATTGTATCGGTATCGTGGTCAAATCCAATGTAATTATTTAACTGACTTGTAGCATCAGCAAACGCTATATAAGCTGTGTCTGTAGTTCCACTAACTAAAGTCATTCCACTTCCGTCAGGTACACTTATAACTAATTCATCAGCAGTATAATCAGCAGGATTAGTTAATCCAATACCAACAGAATCTTCTGAAACATCTACAAATAAAGTATCTGTATCTACTGCTAAATCACCACTAATAATAGTTTGTCCTGTGAATCTTGCATCACCAGCTACATCTAATCTATACGATGGACTATCGTTAAATATACCTACTCTTACGTTACTTGGGTCAACAGTTAATGTGTTAGTTGTTGAATAAGTTGCATCTACTATTAGTTTTTTATTCATAAAAATAGAAGTACTACCTATACTTAAACTACCAGCTCCAAGTCCTGCATTTCCAATACCAAACTCCATACCATCAACAAAGTGATTGTAAGCAATAAAACCTCCATTACCAGTAGAACTTCCTTCAGCGTCCTTGAAAAACAAACTACCATAAGCTGAACTTGAAGAATATATTGTTATTCCTCTATCTCCAGTACCATCTCCAATTATTAAGTCTTTAGAATACTGACCTGTAAATCCTGAAGGACTTGCATTATTTATACCTACTTGACTATTAGTTGAATCTACAAATAAAGTATCTGTATCTACTATTAAATCACCTGTTACATTTAATTGATGACTAACTTTTACTTCTGTAGCGTTTATTTTAAATCTTTCAGTTCCATTAGTCCAAAAAGTATGCTGAGCATTTCCAAGTTCCACATACAAATCTGTACCTCTAAACCTTACTCTATTAGTATCTATATCTATACCTTGTTGAACTTCTGATGTATCGTCAATGACAAAAGTGCTTCCATTGAAAAACATTTCTACATCTCCACTATCACCAAATAGTATTTTTTGATTATCTCCTATATTTATATTTCCTGTAAAATCTATATTACCTGTAATATCAACTCCTGTATTTGTTGTTTGTAATTTAGTAGCACCTCCATAATTAAGTTTTACCCTAGAATCTGTAGCACCATCTAAATCTAATTCTATATAATTTTGTGAACCATCACTTTTAGTTAAGTACATATAAGTACCTTGTAAATACAAAGCTCCTGTTCCATCTTCTGTAATATAACTATTACTACCATTATGATGTATTTCTAGTTCACTACCAGTACCGTATATTGATTTACTTGTGTCTGTAAAAGTTATGTCGTCTCCTGCACTAACAGCTATGTCTGTTCCTCCTGTAGTGTTACCATTAGCTAATACCTCACTAAGCGTATCGTATAACCCTACTTGATTGTCTACATAAGCAGTCGTTGCTACCTTTGTTGAATTATCATTTGCACTTTGAGTAGTTGCCACAACATTACTTAATAATGTTCCTGAAAAAGTACCTCCAGTTACACTACCTATCAAATTACCTGTTACGTTTCCTTCTAAATTAGCAACTAAACTAGCTACTGCATATCCTGTTCCACCTGTGTTTACTGTTGTAGTGGGTTCGTCTTCTAGTCCTTTAAATAACCTGTATTTGCCTGTTAGAGCTTCTCTAAACAGTCCTGAGTATAGTGTAGTACCTGAAGGAGTATATTTGCCATAAAAACCTATATCAACTGCATCTGTAGAAGTATTATTGTTTGCCAGTACAATTAAAGGGTCTTTGACCGTTAATGTATCTGTCCCGACAGTCGTGGTGTTTCCCTCTACTACTAAGTTTCCAATTACTGTTAGATTGCTACCTATTTTAGCATCTCCATAAACGTGAAGGTTTAATCCTGATTCAGGTGTTACTCCTATTCCTACTTGTGTAGTAGAAACAAATATAGGAGAATTATTACCAAAACCATCAGTTAATTGTTTAGCACCAACTGTTATATTTCCATTATCAGAAAACTTTACAAGTGATTGGTAAGTATCTTTTATTTTATTTCCTGAAAGTGTAGCCATCTTTATTTAGTTTTTGCAAGAAAGTATCTAATTTAACTACATTACTTTCTTTAGGTTTGTATGTTTTTATCTTTTTGTTTTTCATTAAAGCACCCAAGAATTAAAATTAACATCTTTATCAGGGTACATATCTCCATTAGTAGAGGAAACATATTCTGGATATAAAGTGCTATTGTAATCCATGTAATCAACAAATCTTCTAGTATAAAATTCTGCTGTTTCAGTAACTTTAGCTAACATCATTCTCATTTCTTCTAAAGAAATAGTTTCTGAGTTTTCACTTCTATGTTTAAATACACCTCCATTACTAATTTGATACATAGCAAATGGCAAATAAGAACTTTGTGTAAACCAAGTAAGCATAGGTTTTACATAGTCGTCTAATAATAGCTTATAATCAGCATTACCAGAATCATCTATGGTTCCGTTTAATATTAAGGTTTGTAATTTCTTATAAAGTAATCCTCCTAAATAGTTTTGAATGTGCGTATCTTGAGCTACCTCAATAAACTGTATAAGTTTATCAGCATCTACATTACCATCTATAATAGATTTTCTTTTTAAGTCATTTATTGTTATAAAGAGTGCTTTCTGTGCCATAATTATTTAGTTTTTGGATAAGCACCTCTGTTTGGCATATCTACTGGTCTAACTTCAACTTCTTTAGGGTTATTTGGTTCCTTAAATCCGTCTTGTACAGCATCTGAAGCTTCAACTTCGGCATTTGGTGTTACTTTCTTTTTATATACTCTTCTTTCCCAGAAATGGTGACAATTTTTACCCCCTTTGAACTTAAAAAGGTTATATTTCTTTTTATTATGTCCTAAATCACTGTTTAATCCTTTAAAAGACATAAGAGTAATGTCTTCTTTTCTAAACACTAAGTTTTTACTTGTAAGAGATTCCATTTGTTTACAGAATACTCTACTTTTGTCTGATTTTCTTACTGGACCATAAGAATATCTTATTTTATACCCAGAATTATCTTGACTTGACCTCTTATTAGGTTTAGCATCATCTTCTGATACACTTAATTTAGTTAAATCAAACTCTTCATTGTCATTACCTACTGCTTCACTATGTATAAGCTCCCATTCATCAGAAACAACCTCTCCTAGTACTTCTAATTGAGTATACAAGTCCTCTGCACCTTCATCTGATAAATCTAATTCTTCTTGTGAGCTTAACTTCTCTCCTGTTTCCTCTTCTCTCTTAACTTTAGTAGAAATGTTATCTAATTCTGTAAATTCTATTGGTTGTAGAGTGACAAAGTATAAACTTAAATATATTTTGTTAAATGCAAGGATTTCATCTAAACCATCTATAATATTCTGTTGAAATGGTCTGATTACTATGTTATCCATAAGGATAGAAGCAGTTCTAAGTTCTTCTGCATTATTTCCAAACCCTGTATTATCTTTTATACCTAATAATATAGGAGAAACAATACCATGACCAAGCATTATCTTTTCTCTGCTTTCGTCAGCCAAGAACTGATATTGTGCATGAGCATCTGGCAAGTGAATAGGTTGTAAATCTGCTTGAGTTTCTGTAGACTCATTAAAAGTAAGTATGAATTTACCTGCATTTGAAGAGCCACTAAACTTATCATATATTTTGTGTTCAATAAGCTCTTGAGTTTCTT